ACTACAACGTCATTAGCTAATTCGGCCTGTATATCAGCAGAACCATAAGTGTTTTCGTTTTTAGTTTGAACGTTATTTAAAGTAATAAGTGAATCTCTATCAGCAGAGCGAATACTTACTGTTGTTCCTGTAGTACCCATAAACAAATATCGCTTACCTTGCAACCATCGAGCATCTTCAGATGAATCAACAATACGTTTAATAGATGCATCTGCTAAAGGATCAAGAAGAAAATTAAAGTAGTCACCAGAAGCACTAGCAAAAACTGTAGAAGGCTCTACAGAAGAACCTGTAAACCAAAGTCTATTTTCATAAAAAGAAGCTGTTCTAGTAAATCCTCTAAAATTAGAAAAAGCAGCTTCTGACCAATTAGTAGTAGGATCATTATTAGCTAATGTTGAAATAACAGTTGCATCAACTTCTTGATCATTTGTAAATCCTGTTATTTTTACTAAACCTTTAATCTCTAAATTATCTGTAGCTAGTGTTCCGCCAAAGTTATTATTATTAGTTGTATTAAGAAATAGTCTAATTTTTGTATTAGAACCCATAGGCCTTGAGCTAGAAAAAGTAAAGTTTGAACCAGATGCTACTACGCCAAGCAAAGCAAAATTTTCGTAAGTTGCACCTCCGTCTGTGCTTCTTTGAATAATCATTGTGCCTGAAGCATTTGAATTATTATCTGTTGTTATTTGAAAATTTACAAATGAAGCTTCTATTGAACCACTAACAAAATTATTTGTTCCAGTAGTCGAAGTCCAAGATGATAATGGCACTGTAATTTGAGCAGATGTTCTTGTTTCATTAATAGCCCAAGTACTACCAATGTCTCCATTTCTAAATAAAGAAGCAGAAGAAGTTAAAGTTATATTGCCAGTTGGTCCGCTAGGGGTTAGCGTAATATTGGTTGTGTTTTTTTCTAGCAATGGAGGATAGTCATATTCTAATTCTTTTATTTCAAATGCTAAATTAGGTTCAACTACTGTTCGCTGTAAAACTTGTGGAGGATAGTTAGGATGAGTAAGAATAACTGTATCAAATCTTCTAACAAATTGTATTGACCCTAAATCAGCTACTGCATAATCAGGTATTATATGCCCGGCGGCAGCTGATACTGCTACAGGTGTTGATGAAGTTTGTGTATATACATTAATGTATCCACCAGTACCAATTTCTATTACATAAGAAGCATCGATTGAAAAATCAAAAGGTACTAATTGTACAGGATTGTCGCCTGCTGTCCCTTGGCCTGTATTTGTTTCTGCAATAAACTTAGTACCAGTACGTCTTTCTACTCCACCTTGAGCAAGTACTTGAAAGTTTTCTAGTTTTTTACAACCTGCTTCATATACTTTAAGATCAGTACGAGCTTCCATGTTACTGGATAACTCGCCAGAATTAAATGTACTTATGTATCTATTAGGCATATTAATCTTATATTATTGGTGAAGTATTATTTCTTGCTAAAAGGAATTGTGATTCAGGAGATGAATACTCTTTGTTTTCAAAAGTATCAATACTTCTTGCGGCCGGCATTACTACACCTAACAACTCTTGTAATATATTATTAGCCATACTTTCATCTAACTGTAAAGGAACACAAAGTTTAATAGCAAGCTTGCAAATTACGGCCTGTGCGGCTAAAGGGTCTAATATACTTACATCTTCTGGTATATGAGTATAGGTGATATATACTTCTTCATGGTCACATAAAACAGAATTACCTTCAATTACCCATTCAGTGCCATCATCATAAGCATTAACATTGTCGTATAAGTTAATTAATCTGCAAAAATCACCAGGCAATTGATATTTATAATCCCATTTGAATGAAGGCTTTTCAGATAATCGAGTAAGTTTTGCTCTTTTAGTAGCACAATTCCAAGTATAAGATCGAAGAATCTCTTCTAATGCTTGATCAAATAAAATATTACACAAAGCGGCTTTTCGATTGATGCCTTCAGTAGCATCCGGGTTTGTATCTAATGAGGCAATTGTATCTGCTCCTACTTTCAAAAGAGCGTGGTTACATAAATCAATCTTAGTTAAAGCCATATTGCCTCCAAAAAAATGTAGGACTTACACTAACTGAGAAGGTAGTTAGATGCCTACTGAATTACTTTAATTACGCAGTTTCGTCTACGCCAATCTGAACAACTTTCTTCTCTTCCATACGGACAGCACCTGTACGCATACAAGAATAAGCATAGTAGTTGAACCGTTTGTCGTCACGCTTGCTGATTTCAGTCATAATCTGAGGATTAGTAACCTGACGAACTGCTGATCGTGTATAAGCAACACAACCACGAAGGCTTGCAGTACCTGCAGCAGCTTCTGGCAAGTCTGTAGTATCGCTCCAATCCAAGTTAGCAACTTCGTTAGTAGCAACTGTATCATCTACAAAAGGAAGCTGATTAGACTTGATGATTTCAAACCCAAAGAATGTGTTCAAATCACCATTAACCAAAGACTTCACATTGTTGTAGTCAATAGACGCAACAGTTGTGTTAGTCAACAGATTCTGTAATGCACGAGGGCTAACCGCAAGATATGGCTTATTCAATGGGTCAGAAAGATCAACACCATTAGTTTCCATAATTTCACGGGCTTGAGCAATCTTATCAATAGTAAGACCTGTTCCTCCATTAACGATCTTGTTTCCAGCCTCTAAGTTAACTTGAGTGCCACCAGTTTTACCAGTATGTGCTACTCCGAATAGACCCTTCAAGAACTCAATGTCATACTTACGCATAAGAGCAGTAACCTGCTGTTGAACGTATTCAGACTCTGGATTGATCAACATTTCAACTTTGTCAAACTTATCAAGCATAAGACCTACGTCATAAGCCTGTGCTGTAACCCGACGGCGCTCATGTGCAATGTCGCTTTCAGGTGAATCAGAATAACGTGCAGCTACTTCTGTAGCAATAACTGAACCTAATTGATCGTAATACTTTTCTTCACCTACGATAGTTTCTTCTAGGTGAGTACCTTTAAATTTGCCACCCATAGTTTGAGTCAACAAATCTAATGTTGAACCATACTGCTTTACAAATGCAGTAGTAATTGATGTAGAAGCCATTTTAATCTCCTTATAATAATTGGCTATTTAATTAATGTTACACTAAACGGCTCTGATTATCTCCAAAGGAGGTCTTGCCTACCAGTTTACGTCTGGGTTGACGGCAATTTAAGTGGGTCTTTCGATTATCCACCTGTCATTGCGCCTACATTTATCATAATCTAAAGTATTGTCAAGACTTTTTTATAAGTTATCACCTAACTTTTCCATTAAGTCTTTACGTTTTTGAGCAAGATGGTCAGGAACTTTTGTTCCAGTTTTAATATACCCAAGCACTTCAGCATTAACATCAAATAATTGCTCTCTAATACCTGCATCAGTTTTAGTATGGAAGTGTCCGATTTCTGGATCATCTTCAAACTCTGCTGATATTTTACCTAAAGTAAGAGCCAGGTCAGGTTCAGTCAATACTCCAGAACTTTCCATGGCCTCAAGAGTTTCATCACTCATTCCATATTTAGATAGTAAACCTTTAATACCATTTAGAATAGAATCATAGCCTTCACCCCATGCATTACGAAGCTCTGTATCTTGAAGTTTATTTACTTCTTCCATATTTTTATTACGGCTTTGTAAATCATTAGCTGTAAATTCTAAATAAGTATCAATAACAGACTCAGCTTGATCTGGGCTTAAGCCTTGTGCGTGAAGAGATTTTTTCATTGCACCCACTACACCATCAAAGTATTCATAAGATTCTTCGCCAACAATTTCTTTAAACTCATCATTGGGTTCAAAATCATAAGCTTCAATATTTTCTTTCCAGCCTAGTTTAGTACGAAACTCATTCCACTCTTCATCTGAAGCATCGTCTTTAGGAATATCACCTTTCTTGCCGGAAAAACTTTGCAGCTCTTTAACATATTGACCAAACTCATTAGCATTTTTACCTTTGAGATTTTGCCAGAAACCTGCGTTTTTTACTTCATCATTATCTATTTTAGATAACATTGAATCAACAAAAGCTAATTCTTCTGATGATTGTTCTGTTGTTTCTTCTACTACTTCTTCTACTGTTTCTTCTACTGGCGTTTCAACTTCTTCACTCATATTATACCTTCTCTATTTCTTTCTGGTTTAATTGCTTCTTAATTGACATAATAACATTTTTAAGAGAACTAATCTTTGCTCCAATAATAGGATCACTATATTCGCTTAAATCTGTCCATTTGCATATTTGAACTAAATATCTTGCAACAAGTAAAGCGTTATCATTAGAGAGATCGAACAATTCTACAAATGCTCGTCTTGTTTCTTCTGATAAATCCTTCTCATTGTCCCACGAAAAATCGTAAGTCACTTTATCAATAATATCCATTAAGCCTCTTCTTGTTCTTCACCTAATAATTCAGCAGCACCAGAACCTTCTTCTGGGGTTTTATTTGCTTTAGAAAGAAAATCACCTTCCGCTTGCATAGCTTGCATTTCCATTTGTTGCTGTTGCATTTGCATACGGAATACTCTACTTTGTGTAACTTCTTCTGTAGAGTTTTGCAATTCAATCGGAACCATATTAACTTCTTGAATAAATCTAGCAGTAGCATCAGGATTAATGTTGTCCCATATCTCTGGTTTAACTTGTCCCACAACTGCCATCTGTTGCATTGCAGTCATTGTGCCGAACAACTCAATCTGTCTTGCGGCAATAGATGCTTTGCCCACTAAATCAAAATCTATAGCCTGGCCTGACAACTCTTCTATTTCTAATTCAGGAAATAAATTGTCTCTATACATAATAGAAAATGCTCTTTCTAAAATAGGCTTAACAAAGTATTTGTTGATTCGATTTACAGCAGGTGTCAAAAATTGTAATGATAAATTTAAACGCTCTTGAGTTTCAGATGCAGTCATGTTTTTTCTATTAATCAAAGGATTAAACATAGGAATATAAAAAGCATCCATTACTTCTTCTTCTTTTTTTTGAATCATTGCATCATTAACCACAACATTATCTCTAGGCATTAATTGCTCTGGTTTTGATAACGGATTACCTGCATCCCAATATATAATTGAACCCTGGTCATTACTAATTCTGCGAACACTTCCATCATTAGGTGCTAACCATGGTGGATTAGATACACGCTCTGCACCACGAATGCGAGATACTTCCATTCGATTAATCAATGGCAAAGTATTAATAACTTCAGATGCGGGAGAGCGGCCATACTTTTCATAGTTTGTTTTATAAAATCTACCTACTGAGTAGGGCATTTCATCAAACCCTGACTCCATTACCATATCATTTGATGTTAATGACACATAGTAAGATGCAACTGATTTGTTCTTTTTATCTTTTTTAGAAACATCATAATCACTTCTAGGCATTACTACATGAATAAACTTATGTTCTTTATTGCTAGTAGAAGGCGTAGTAGCTTGTTCTCCAATTGAAGAAGGGCAATTTTCTCCGAACTGTTGTAAAGCTTGTCTCGATGTTAAAGTAAACTCACGAATAACAGTATCAACCGTACCCTGATAGTTTTCACAAAAATAAAACTTATCAATAAAATGACTTCTAAAGTTTAATAAAGATTTTTTATCACTTTCACAATACATTAAAGTTGTACCAATATAACCACAATGATCAATACATTGACCCATTTCTTCATAGAAGTTGGAGTTTTCAATGGTAGAAACAAATCTTTTAGTGGCAGCAGTTAATGCACGTTTTACATTATCGTTTTGCATTATATCACGATCTACTGTAACTAATCGTAACCATCGTTGACCTTGTGGAAATAAATGACTCATCATACCGGCAGTAAACATTCGTCTTGCTTTTATGCCTATATCTACAATTCTATCAGAATCTTTTCGTTCACCTTTTGTGCGGCCACCAGTTATTGTATCATTTCTTGGATTACAAAATTCTGCACAAGTCTCATAAAGATTATCAAAGTTAGCTCGCTCTGAACTACTTTTTTCTCTATTATACATTTTAATTAAATCTTTAGCTTCCATTATTTATCCCATATAATTTGACAGGCTTACATAGCCAATATTATCTTGTTTTTGGCCTCTTGAAACATTATAAGTATTAAATGCATCTCCATATCCAGCAGGGAATAAAGTAGCAATAACTCTATCTAAGTATGCAGAATAATCTAATGATGTAGCATAATATCCTTCATCTCGCATTTTATTCATACTCAACCCAGAAAAATATCTTTGTGATTTATCACCAGTATAAGGATCAAGTCTAAACTCAGATGGTTGTTTTGCTTGTTGTCTTTCTATGAAAGCAGCAAAATTATCATCATATATAAATCTATAATCACCTGCATCCCCACGAAATGCACCAGAGCCATAAACTTGCGTAAACCCTCCGCTTGCACTTTTAAAGCCTCCTGCTAGTCCACTAAAAGCATCAACGTTTTTTAATATTGGATACTCACCAAACTGTTGCTCATAAGTTTGTTCAGGCGGTATATAATTTGCATCCTGACCATAATACCCTAATACAGATTGTCCAGAAGAACGTTGTCCTCTAGTAACAAAAGTAGAGTAAGCGCCTTTTCGTTCTGATAGTCTTTTTCGATCAGCAGCAGATTGCGAGTAAATATCTAAAGGCGATGCATCACGCATAAAATTAGCGTTTGAATATCCTAATGTAGCCACATTTTCTCCATAAAAAAATTATTACAGGCTTAAATAAACTTTTTTTAATAAATAGTCAATACTTTATAAGTTATTTCTAAACCTTTTGTATAATGGTATTTCATCATTATTATTATTAAACCATGTATCTTCAGCATAATCTTGTGCAGTATCGCTAACAAACGATGGCAAACGAACAGTCGAACCCTTCGACAAATATGCTGTAATTAGATTCAAATGCTTTGCCATTACCATAGTACGAAAGGCATCTGCTCCATGCGAATGATCGTCATGCACAGGTCTACCACTAGAACTTTCTCGATAGCTTTCTAAGTGACCAATCAAATCCTCACACCTTTCGTGTATTCTCAGTTTACTAAAACTTCTACGGCAAACTTCTATATCCTCCAGGACCGAGTTAGTCTTTGGAACTCTTCTAAAGTTTATACCAACTTCCTTAGCTTTTGTTACCAAATCTCCAAACAACATACGCTTAGAAACATCATGCGGTGCATAATGGCCCCCATACTTATACCCCCTGCTATGTATTGCAGTAGCATAATCCTCAATCTTTTTTCCGGCTGACTCATAGTAATCAATTATAATGGCGAAGCCATTCGAAATTTGAGCAAACACTATTGAAGTTTTATCCGAAACACCCAAGTCCCAAAAGGTATATACTGGCGAGTTGTCTATTTCAAAGTTATCAATGCGCCCCTCACCACGCATAATCTCTAACTCATGGCCGTAATAAGAGTTTTCTACCTGAGCAACAGCTTCATTTAAGTACTCCTGCCTAGCCATAGCATAAGATATAATGCCAGAATCTATATCATCCTGAATATTCTTATACTCTTTATTATCATATAGATTTATTTTACCTATCAATTCAGCATTAACACTTAACTCTGGGCTTTGCCAGTAGGCGGTCTTAGTGTCCTCAAGTGTATACCATTGGGTAAACCAGTCTTTACGATCTTTGTTGTTCTCATACAACCGCCATAGATGGTTTCCTTTACCACGAAGCGTACCATTAAATATTACAAACGCTGAACCCTCTGTAAGAATCGGTGCTAAAAATCCAGATACTTCTTCCTTGTGTAGCGAAAACTCACTCAACACATATCCAGAACCCCCCTGCCCTACAAAATTTAGGTTATCTGTACCGTCAATCTTGATTCTTGAACCGTTAATTAAATCCAAAAAGAAATCACTATTATTTTTACGCATCACAATCTCAGGTGGACAAATCAAATCTACAAGCTTGCGGCCACCCGCCCACTCACAAATATTATCCCATAACGCCCTCTGCGCCCATGCCCGTGTCGGGAAAAGATAATAGTAGTTGCCCGGCTTCTGTATCGCTCGGCTCACCATAGCACTAAACGAAGCCACATCCTTACCCGCTCGCCTAGGCCAACTGATCAAAGAGTACTGCTTATCATTATCAAACGCCTCAAAGAACGGCAGCTGATAATCACGAGGGGTAATTATCGGAAGTCTCACCTTCACTATTCAAACACTCCAAACATACATTCTCTACAAAATATCCCTCAGGCGTAACAACCGCCTCTACAGGATTCTCATAACTGTTAACACAACAACATCTATAACAAATAAGTACCGTCATCGATCATCCTATTAAACTCTATTCCACAATACGCACAATACACAGGGTTGTTTATCCCCATCGGCATCTCATGCACAAAAAAATAATTCTCACAATCCGTACATTGAACGAAAGATAAATCACTCATGCCTATCCTCAATATATCTTCCTCATTCATACATCATCCTAAAGTCAAATTTTTAAAAGTTTGGTTGAGGTCATAATTACAACAAATTACAAAAACTACTTCCTGATGCTACTTTTTTTTGTAGCCCCCTTTTTTGTTTTGTCTGTTTTTGTTTGCTTTTGCTTTTTACGGCCTGGCTTTTGTCGGTTCAAATCTTTAAAAGAAACTATTTCTATTGTAATATCCTGAGATGATTCACTAAGTCCAGCAATCTTTGCAAGTTTATCAGATGCTTGGGCGTTGCCTTTTTCTGACTCTTGGAATAGATGTTGCAAGACGTGCGTGCGTAAGGCGTCCTTATTTTCGAGCAGGTCCTGCGGAAAGTCTGAACCTTTCTTTTGTTTTGTTTGTTGTTTGTCTCTCTCTATATATTCTTTGGCAGTATTAAGGTCTTTGTATACTTTCGCAAGCTCTCCACAGAAAGACCATCTACCGGAATTATCTAGAGTTTTAAACTTATCGAATATCTCTTGCTGTTTCATAATCTCTTAAACATATAATTTGATTTAGTGTCTTTCAACGATTTTTGCATTTTTTTCTTTACACGTCTAAAAGCTCTAAATTTGCGTTCTAAGCGTCTTTAACCTTTAGGCATATCACTACCTTGCTATAGTATCGTTCGTTGATTCTAGCTCATACAATATGTAGTGGTATGATCTAAACAATACCACAATATATAGGTTTCATTTTTAGGGATAAGATGTTCAATATTTGAGATATAATTTGCAGCCGATTCATATACAATTAACGTAACTTAAACAAAGGAGAAGCAATGAAGCTGAAACAATTAGGAAGAAATATGACAGAAATTAGAACGGACAATAGTGACGTATTGTTCTCATACGAGACACCGGTTGCCGGTTGGGATGATGTCGGACCATTTCGCACAGACCAATTCTTTAGCAACACCACAAGCCGACACATTAACAAGTATTTTGCGGATGTTGACCCTTCAAAAATTCGTATTTCTAAACAGGATCACATTGAGGACATGATGCTAGAAAATGTGGGGGATTGTTAAAATGGGTGGTCATATACATACGGAATTTATTAGCTGGCAAACGCAAGCATCTATCGAACAAGATACCTCTCTTAGATGGGAGGTAGTTTCTTGGAAGAATGACGAATGCGACTCCATAGAAAGCGACACTCTGCAGGTAAAAATTTATTTCCCTAATTCTTTTTTTGATGATGAAGAAAGAGAATTGCGTTCATGGTTTTATGTTACGCATATCGAAGAGTGTGGAAATACTGAGCTCCCCTTTTTAGGTGAAGAAAAATTCAAATGGACATACGAGGAAGTTGTTGAGTATTGCAATAAACTTTCTAAATATCTGTTGCATAGAGATTTAGATAGAAAAAGGAAAGGATTATAAACAGATGGAAAGCCAAGACATTTACAGAATTAAAGCCACTTATACCGCTTGGGTATGGGTGGACGTTGAAGCGGACGACAAAGAAGAAGCAATGGAACAATTCAATAAAGAGGTTAGATTCCAACCGGATGCAATCATTCATCATAACTCTGATTTAGAGCGGTCTGTTGATTGGGTTACAGATGAAGTTGAATGTGAGTATTTGACCACACATTACGATGAGGATTGGGACGACTATTCTTTAGATTTAAGCAAACGAGATGCAGAAGATAACATT